CGGCCCGCAGGATCCAGTAGCCCGCGTACAGCATCCAGAGCATCAGCTTGAACATGCCGACGATCGCCGCAATCCCCAGCCCGAAGAAGCCGGACGCGGCACGCCCAGGCGAAGCCGACACCCTCAACGGGCCGATCCCGCCCGACAGTCGAATCCCCATCGCAATCCCCCCAACAAGCGCACGCACCCCCTGCGCGCGGTCCGCGGATGCTACCTCCGACGGCCGCGCGCCTGACGGGTCTTCGCCGCTTTCCGCCCCATACGAGACCGCTGCGGCCACGTCCGGCCGGCGTTGCTGATCCTCGCCGCCTTGGACTTGCTGGCACCCTTTCGGCGCAGGGCCCGGTACACGTTTTGGCGTGAGCGGACGACGTAGCCGTACCGTCCGCCTCGGTCGGAGACCATCTCTACTCCTCTCGCCTGCCTTCAATGCTGCCCCCGCGACAGGTGTTGCGGTAGGGGAGTAGCGACTAATCCGCGCCCATGTCCTACGATTCAAAGGTGAAGGTGATGTAATTCTGAAGAATCGACGGCAGTGAGGGGAGTGGGGGCATGTCCGGAGGACCAGCGCCCTACAACAAGCGCAAGCGGGCCGACCGCGCCCACTACGCCGGAATCGTCTTCGACCTCTCCCTTCAAGGACTGAGCGCCCGCAAGATCGAGGAAGTGACCAGGGACCTCAACGGGCCGACCGACGGCCACCGCATCCCGGCCACCACCGCCAAGGAGATGATCCGCGAGGAGGCTGCCCGCCGCATCGACCCCAAGGTCGACGAATGGCGCGCCGTCCAAGTCGCCCGCATCGAAGCTGCCTTGGCCCGCCTGGACGGTCTCGAGGAAGCCGCCATCAGGGTGCTAGAACGCGAGCACATCACCGTCAACAACGGCCGCATCATCGTCCTCAACGACCTGCCGCTCCCCGATGACGGACCAGTCCTCGCAGCCATCGACCGCCTCGTAAAGATCGAGGACGCGCGACTGAAGAACGCCGACGCCCTCTGCCGCATGCTTGGCCTCAACGCCCCCACCAAGGTCGAAGCCACCGTCACGGAAACCACCCAGCAGGACATCGAACTTCAAGAACTGGTTGCCGAGATGCGCGCCAAGAACACCAACGTCGCCGACGGGCTGCGCGCAAAGCGGGAGCAGGGCGAGTGACCACCGCCGTCGATCAGGAGCGGATCATCGACCCTTACGACGAGGGGGCGAACGCCGACACGTTCGACTTCGGCGCCTGGGTCGCCGGCATCGACGCGCGCCTCCTCGACGGCAGCACCAAATACCGCGACGCCCGCATCGAAGCCACCCGACTTGATCCGCTCCTGTTCAGCGTCCTCTACGCCCTGCATCACCTGCGTGACCCTGAAGGCCGCGTCACGTTCGCCGACGCGCATCTCGAATGGGTACGCCTCGCCAGACAGTGGGCGCTGCCCGCGAGCCGGCCGCAGGAGCAGCGGGATGCGCTCCTCGCCCCGCGGGCGACGGGCAAGTCGACCTGGTGGCTGCTGCTCCTGCCGCTGTGGGCCGCCGCCCACGGGCACGTGCGGTTTGCGGCCTGCTTCGCCGATTCAGCTCCGCAAGCCGAGCTGCACCTAGGGTCCTTCCGGCGCGAGGTCGACGACAATGCGGCGCTTCGCCGCGACTTCCCCGCTCTCTGTGCAGCGGGCCGACGGCCGTCGGGTGCTGCACAGTCGGACGCAAAGCACATGGTGATCCGCGGCAACGGATTCATCTTCGCGGCCAAGGGGATCGATGCATCGAGTCTTGGGATGAAGGTCGGGGAGCAGCGTCCTGACCTGTTGTTGCTAGACGATGTGGAGCCGGACGAGAGCAGCTATAGCCCGTACCTGGCGGGGAAGCGGCTGACGACGCTCCGCGACTCGATCTTGCCCCTGAACATTTACGCGCGCGTCGTCCTATCCGGGACTGTGACGATGCCGGGCAGTGTCACGCACCAGATCATCAAATACGGCAAGGGTGAACGCTCTGACGTCACCGCCTGGGTGGGCGAAGAAGGCTTCCGAGTCCACCACCACCTGCCGATCGTGCGAGACGATCACGGCAACGAGCGCTCCATGTGGCCCACCCGCTGGCCGCTCGAGTACCTGCGCGTCCGTGAAGCGAGCCGGAGTTACAAGAAGAACTTCCTCAACGATCCGATGGCGGTCGACTCCGACTACTGGACGCCGACCGACTTCACCCACGGCGCCTTCCCTGCCGCCAGGGCGTACCTGTCGATCGACGGCGCCGTCACTACGAAGGCGACCTCGGACTACACGGGCCTGTCCGTCGTCGGCTACGCCCCCGCCACACAGGCGGCGCCGGCCCGCTGCCTGGTGAAGTTCGCGCAGGCCGTGAAGCTGAAGGGCGAACCGCTACGCCGCCGCGTCATGCAGATCCTCGAGTCCTTCCCCGAGGTCGGGGCCGTCCTGGTCGAGTCCAACCAGGGCGGCGACCTGTGGCACGAGGTACTGCACGACCTGCCGGTACGCGTCGTGACGATGACGAACAGCGAGAAGAAGGAAGCCCGTGCCGGCCGCCTCCTCAACCTGTACCAGCTGATCCCCACCCGGGTCATGCACGCCGAGCCGCTGCCCGCGCTCGAGGAGCAGATGGTGGCCTTTCCAAAGGCTCCGAACGACGACCTTGTTGACAGCGTCGGTAATGCCGTCCTGCGGTTCTTGAAGCCCCCGTCCAAGCCGCGGGCTGCGGTCCGCTCTGTGAGCCCGAGGTGAGTTGATGGCGGGTACTGCTGATCTTGTCTACGCCTACCACGAGCTGTGCGAGGCGCGGCCCGCGTATGCGAAGGCGGAGGCCTACTTCGACGGCGATGTCGACGAGATTTTCGCGTCGGACAAGGTCGCGCGGATGCTCGCCAAGTCCAACCTGGACGAACTCGACGAGATCAACTTTGCACGGATTCCCGTCACCGCCGTTACCGACCGTCTGCACATCACCGCCGTCACCGCGGACGACGAGCAGGCTGACGCCGAGATCGCCGACCTGATCAAACGGAACGAGCTCGACGAGGAACTCCCCGGCCTGCACGTCCGAGCCTGCTCGCAGGGCGACGCCTACCTGATGGTGTGGCCCGACCTCGACGCCAGCGGCGAGATCGTCGGCGTCGACATGTTCGTCAACTCGGCCGCCACGGTGCGCGTCATCTACGACGAGGAGAACCCGCTCCGCAAGAAGGTCGGCATCAAGTCGTGGTGCATCGGATCCGGCAAGACGCAGATCATCCGCGCGGACCTCTGGTACCCCACCGTCGGTGACGAACCGGCCCGGATCGAACGCTGGGCGTGGACCGGCAAGCACGCCGGTAAGCAGGACAAGTGGGAGCCGTACACCGGCGACGGGCAGGAAGCCGTACTCCCGAATCCGTGGGGCGAGATCCCGTTCTTCCATTACCGCACCGGCCGCCCCTACGGCCGGCCCGAGCACTATGCCGCCTACGGCCCCCAGTCCGCCATCAACAAGATCGTCCTCGGGCATCTGGCGACGGTCGACTTCCAGAGTCTGCCTCAGCGCTACGGGCTCATCGACCCGGCCGTCGACCAGTCCGGAGTCCAGTCCGACTTCGACCCGGAGCGCCCCGAGGACATCGACGCCGACCCCGAGTCCCTGCTCAACCCGTCGCAGCTGCGCAACGACCCGGGCGAGATGTGGATGCTCCAAGGCCTCAAGGGCGTCGGACAGTTCGCCGCAGCCGACCCGCAGGTATACCTCGCCCCGTTCGACCGGTACGTGAAGGCGATGGCCCAGGTCACGTCGACTCCGTTCCAGGAATTTGACTCGACCGGGGATGCGATCAGCGGTGAGGCGCGCCGGGAGGCCCGTGCCGCACTCACCGCCCGCGTGCAGGCCCGGCAGCGGTCCTTCGGGGCGACGCATCAGGACGCGTTCGAGTTCGCCTTGCGCCTTCTCGGATACGACGACGTCACGGTCAGTGTGCGCTGGCAGCCTGCCGACTACCGCGACGACACCGAAGGCTGGGCCACCGTCCAAGCGAAAATCGACGCTGGTGTGCCGCGCGAACGCGCCCTCATCGAAGCCGGCTGCCCGCCCGAGATGGTCGAAGCGTGGCTGTCCGCCCTCGACGACGACGCCGAACTGCAGCGACGCGTCGAGCTGCTCACTTCCCTCGGCAACGCCGTCCAGGCATTGGGCACTGGTGTGCAGCTCGGCGCGATCACCGCGCAGCAGGTCACCGCCCTCCTCGACGGCGTACTCGGCGCTGCCGAAACCCTCGGCGATGCGGAGGCCAACCGCTGATGGCCCGCCCCGCCACGCCTCAGCAGCTCGCCGACCTCGTCCAGCAGCAGCAAGCCGACGAGGCTGCCGCACTGGAGGAACAGACCGCGAAAGATGCTGACGGCGGCGCAGGCGCAGCCCTGGCCGGACTGATTACGGTCGCCCTAGCCGCATGGGTGGCCGCCTTCGGGGCTCTCGCTGCACTGGGCAGCGGGCTGGCATTGGCGCGGCTACTGGCAGGCCTGCGGGCGGACGTGGACCGAGCGGCGGGCGGGCTGGGACGCCGATCACAACGGGTCCTGGAGGGTGCCCTGGAAGCGGCCACCCATCTGGGCGGCCGGCACGCTGCCGACTTCCTGCGGCGGGCATCCGGCCGCGACCATGCCCTGCCGGACCTCAACGTCAGCCGCGACATTGCCGAGACGGCGGCCCATCTGCAGGCGACGGTCGCGGAGCAGTTGCGGCTCGCGGCCCGCCTGCTCAGCCCGCGCGAGGTATCGCGTACCGGCTGGCGGGGTGTCGTCCTCGGTCTGGGTGCGGCACGCCGCTCGGGCACGCTGGTCCGGCAGGCCATCGCCTGGGTGATCCACCGGGCGATCAATGACGGCGCCGCCCAGGTCGCCGACCACTACGGGGCGCGTGGCCTATGGGTGACCGAACCCGACGCCTGCGTCCGCTGCCTCGCCTACGCCGGATATCTCACCGACCGCGACGGCCGCTTCCCTGGCGGCCTGTCCATGGACCCGCATTCACGCAGTATCCGGCGCGCCGCCATCGACGGCCCACCCCTGCACCCGAACTGTCGATGCCGTCTTGTCCCGTGGATGCCCGACTGGGACATCGGACCGGGCAGCCTGCCCGACCTCCTCCGCGACCAGGCGTGGCGCTCGATCGCCGCAGGTCGCGGGCGCCCCACCGAATCACGTGCCGCCCGACGCCGGGCGGCCCACGCACTGCTGGCACGGCGCGGGCTGTCCGCGCGCGTCCGGCGACAGGCCACCGCGACCGCGGCCGGCCGCAGTTGAAGGAGATACGCATGGCACCCAACACCCTGCCCGGCTGGATGCACCCGTACTGCGACCCGTTCGTCTTCTACGCCGACGGAGGCGACGACCCGGCACCGGCCGGCGACGCCGCGATCAGCGCCGAGCCGGAGACCGACGACACGGCTGCCGACGACTGGACGCCTCCGTCCCGCGACGAGTACGAGAAGCTCGTCGAGGGGAAGCGGAAGGCCGACGCGGAGGCCGCCGCTCGCCGCAAGTACCTGCGGCAGCACGGCATCGACCCGAAGACCGGCAACAAGCTCGAGTCCGACGAGCCTGAGCCGGTGCCTGCGGCGGCGAAAGACGACCAGCCGCAGGGGCCGAGTGCCGCCGACGTGAAGCGGCAGATAGAGAAGGCGACCGCCGAGGCGGAACTGCGCGGCCTGCGCAAGACGAAGGCGCTCGTCACCGGGGTCAACTCGGCGCTGGCCGAAGCGGGGTGGAACGGGCAGCGGCTGAATTCGCTGATGAAGCTGATCGACTTGGACGACGTCGACATCGACGACGGGGAGATCACCGGCCTGTCCGAGCAGATCGACGCGATCAAGCAGGAGTGGCCGGAGTTCTTCAAGCGCACCCGTTCTGCCAATCCGGCCAATGGGGCTGGTGGTTCTGGCCAGAATGGAGTAACGGCAGCTAAGGTAGACGCAGCCGACAAGTCTGCGCCGAAGCCGGAGCCCAAGGGATGGGCCGAGACCCTCGCGCAGCGGGCACTACGCGGCTAACAGCGCACCTCGGTGCGCGGCAGGAACGAGCGGGACGCTCACAGTTCGCCCAGGCAGGGCACCCACCATTCGTGCGGGCTGTGAGCCCCTCGCCCTCCTGGAGTGCCCACCGTGGCCAGCACAGACATCATCGACAACTGGATCCCGATCGAGTGGGACTCCGAAGTCATCACCCGAGTCCAGATGGACTCCGCGATCGAGCGCTATGCCCGACCGCACGCCATGAAGACGTCGACCAAGCGCATCCTGCGCTCCGGCGGACTCACCGTCTCGGCCGGCACCACGTACACCGCGGACGCGACCGCCAACGACTACATCACGCTGACCGCGCGCCGGTTCCTGTCGCAGTTCGTCGTCGACGAGGACGACCTGGCCGACGCGGACTCCGTGATCGACACCATCAAGACCAAGGGCCTTGACTGGGCCATCAGCTACGCGGACACGTTCGACAACGCCTGCCTGGGCGCGTCCGGTACGGAGAACGGCACCACGGTCCCGTTCACCAGCCTGTACAAGTCGCTGCGCACCACGAACTCCGCCACCAGCTACACCGCCGACGGCAACTACTCGACATGGGACGACGACAACGTCTCCTTCCCGGCGTCGGGCGGCGGCAACTCGCTGTACGAGAAGCTTTCCAGCACCTTCAAGAAGGTCGAGACCGGCAAGTTCTGGTCCCTCGCCGACTCCCTCGTCATCGCCGCCCCCGGCTGGCGTGACGCGCTGCGCCTGTGCACTGACGGCCAGGGCCGCCCCATCTTCATCCAGGGCACCGCCGGAACCCCGGACAGCCTCTTCGACGTACCGATCGCCTGGTCCCGCGGCTGCAAGGTCTCCGCGACCATGAGCGGCTCCCCGGCAGGCAACGACCTGCTGTTCTTCGGCAACCGCCAGTACCTCAAGCGCGGCGACCGAAGCGTCCCCGAGTCCCTCGTCGACCAGGCCCGCGCCCAGGACACCACCGACGACACCGCGGTCAAGTTCCGCGTCCGCAAGGGCTTCGGCGTCGGCAACGAGAACGCCTGGGCCGCCCTGGAGCGGATCACCGACTAGCCGGACCACACGGACTGCCGCCGGGGATTGGTGGGTGCCACCCCGGCGGCACCGGTGAACCACAGACCAGAGACGAGGGCGTTGTGGACTACGAGCAGATGTCGACGAGGGAACTCCAAGAGGAGTGCCGTCGCCGAAGCCTGCCCTCCGGCCGAGTCAAGGCCGAGCTCGTACAGCGCCTCACCGACGCAGACACCGCCGACGCCGGGTCCGCGGACGACGACTTCGAGGCCGACACCCTGCCGACCGAGCCGGCAGATGCCGCAGTCCCCGAGCCGGCCAAGCCCGTGAGCGCCCCGCCCGCTGCCATTGCGCCGGTGGGTGTCTTTCGCCAGGACTTCGAGGCCGAGCCCGGCGGGCCCGACGAGGAAACCCACCTCGCCTACCGCCAGGCCACCATCCAGGCCGCCGTCGAAGCTGGCCATACGCCGCGCGGCGACGCCCGGCTCGCGGCCACCGTTGACGGCCGGTGGGTGTATGAGGTGTCCATCAGGCGGGTGACCTGACATGCCGTGGGCCACCACCAGCGACGTCACCACCTACACCGGCATCACCGCCACCGCAGACCAGGTAGAGCAGGCGCAGGCGGTCGTCGAAATGTTCGCCGACACCACCGAGGACGCCTCCGACGGCGGAGCGATCAGCCCCAAGAACCTGCGACTCCTCAAGCTCGCCGTCGCCTATCAGGCCGCATGGATCACACAGCATCCCGATGCGTTCACCAGCATGGACGCCTCCAGCGTGTCGCAGGACCAGGTGTCGGCAACGTTCCTCCACGCCAATGCCGGGATCCTGGCGCCGCTGGCGAAGCGGTGCATTGACCGCCTGTCGTGGAAGCGGATCCGTCCGCTGCGTATCGGCCGCCGCCTGCCGGGCGGCATGATCCCCCGCACCCTCAACTTCCATTCGGCGATCGAGGACGACAACGATCCGCGCTGGCAGGCGCTCGGCTCGGACGGTGGACCGTGCTAGCCCGCGCCACCACCACCGTGTCCGT